GGCGGCCAAGCAGAACCTGGTGGCTTACGCCCGCGCGCCGATGCTGGACTACCTGGGCGAACTGGTCGGTGTGACGCGTCTACCGGCGCAGCCGGCCAAGACCACGCTGCGCTTTACCGTGGAGGCAACGTTGGCCTCCGGGCTGTTGATCCCGGCCGGCACCCGTGTCGAGGGTGGCGATGGCGTGGTGGTCTTTGCCACCGATATGGACGTCACCTTGCCTGCCGGCCAGCTATCGGTCGACGTGGCCGCTACCTGCGAAGAGGCTGGCACTACCGGCAATGGCTGGCAGCCCGGCCAGATCAATAGCCTGGTCGACGAGTTGGGCGATATGGAGGTGGTGGCCGCCAACACCTCGGTGGCCAGTACTGGCTATGACGAAGAGGACGACGAGCGCTTGCGCGAGCGCATCAAGCTGGCGCCGGAGTCGTTCACCAATGCCGGCAGCCGCTTGGCCTACCGTTTTCATGCCCTCAAGGCGCATCAGAGCATCGTCGATGTTGCGGTGCTGTCGCCATCCCCTGGCGTCGTTCACCTTTGCCCCCTGACGGCAACGGGTCTGCCTGACTCCAATTTGCTGGCTTTGGTTGAGGCCACTTGTTCCGCCGAGAAGGTGAGACCGTTGACCGACCGGGTGCGCGCACTGGCGCCCAGCCGCGTCGACTATGCGATTGAGGCTCAACTGGTGCTGTATACCCAGGCGGATTCGCGCTCGGTACAGGCCCAAGCAATGGCACAGGCCAAAGCCTATGTCGATGGCCGGGCGGGCGGCTTGGGGCGCGACATCGTGCCAAGCCAGGTGATTGCTGCACTGCAGGTGCCTGGCGTGTACCAGGTCACGCTGAATAGCCCAACCTTGCGTGTATTGAGTGAAAGCGAATGGGCGCACTGCACCCAGATTTCCATCACTCCGGCGGGAGTGGCAAATGGCTGAGACCTTGATTTTGCCTCCCGTGCTGGCCAGTGACCCGCGCTTCCGCGCGCTGGGCCAGCTGACTGGTCGTATCAGCCAGCAAGACTTGTCGCCGCTGCTGGTTTACCTGGTGGATCAAGTCGACACCGAGTTGTTGCCGGTTCTGGCTGAACAATTCCATGTGATGGGCGATGAAGGCTGGTTGCTGGCCAGCGATGAGCGTCAGCAGCGCGCCTTGATCAAAAGAGCGATCGAACTGCATCGATACAAAGGCACCTTGTGGGCGGTTCAGGAAGTGTTCCGCGTGCTGGGTATCGATGCCGAGTTGCTGGAGTGGTGGCAGCAGCAGCCGGAGGGTGCCCCCTACACCTTCAGTTTGAAGCTGTGGGCCAACGACAACTGGCAGGATAAGAACCCTTTATTGAGCGCTGAGCTATATCACCGGCTGAAGTGCATGGTGGATGAAGCGAAGCCGGTCCGCTGTTCTTATGCGCTGCATGTCGGCGCACGCTTCGATCAAGGAGTGTATCTCGCCTCGGCGGGCCAGGCGCGTGCGATACGTCGCGCGGATGGCTACTGCCTGCCGGCACCCGCAAAGCCGATTTTTCAACCCGCACAGCTTGCCAGCGCTGGACGCGCCAGGGCAGTGCTGCGCCTTTCAATGGAGGGCTAGAGATGACTACTACGCTCATCCCGCAACTGTTGGATGCGGGCTTGTCCGCCATCCAGCTGGCCAGCGGCGATGGCATTCAGTTGCGGATAACCCACGTCGCCCTGGGCGATGCAGGTTATGTGCCCAACGCCGGACAGAGCGGCTTGCGCCACGAGGTTGTCCGCTATCCCGTCGCGGACGGTCGCATCGTTGGCCCGCGCCAACTCCACTTGACCGCCTTGGCTGACGATGGTGCTGAGTTTTGGGTACGTGAAGTCGGCTTCATCCTGGAGAGCGGTGTGTGCTTGGCGGTGTGGAGCGATCCAAACCGCGCACTGGCATACAAGCAAGGTGGGCTGGAGTTGTTGTTGGCCTATGACTTGACCTTGTCCGGCGTGCCCCCGGATAGCGTCATCGTGCAGTCGACCGGTGCAGGGCTGAATCTGCATCTGGCCGAGGAGCTGGCCAGCCTGGCCGGCGCGCAGATCGCAAGTCAGTTGGTCGATCTACAGCAGGATGCGCTGCTAACGGAGCATGGCCAAGCGCTGTCCACGCTGCACAGCGATCTTGCTGGTCAGTTGGCTGCCCTCGCCGAGTCTGACCGGCAAACAACACAGCGTTTCGACCAACTGGCCGGCCTCTACACGGCCGAACACGACAGCCTACTGGAGATTCAAGCCGCAAACGCGGCGGCCATTGTGGACCTGCAGAACCATTATTTGAAAGGAGCAACAACATGAGCCTGGAATCGAGCATTGCCGATCTGGTCCGCGCCTCGACTGAATTGACCGGCACCGTGCGCGGCAAGTCTGCCGAAATAGACGGCAAAGTCGCCGCGAAGATTGCCGAGCTGGACAACTGGCGTAGTACGGCACGATGGGAACTCCCATTTCACCGTGTCACCAAAAATCAGTTTGGAAACATTCTGAATGGCGCGCTACTGGGGTGGTCGGTCGATGCTGGAACGACCGTCACAGTAGCCGTTAAACGGGGCATCGTTTCCGGGGTTGCGTGGGGTTCTCGTGATCCCGAGGAAGTCGCAATTTTGACCGCGATGGGTATGACCGGTGTACGAGACTTTTGGCCCGGGATTATCCGGGTGCTTTCGCTCACATGGAGCAAAAACCCAGGAACCCCCAATGCACTGTTGCCATTTCAAGTGCTGCCGATGCGTCAGGGCGTGACGGTTGCAAGCTACGCAAGATTGATCAGCGGTGCAGTGGATGGCAGCTACCTGAGTGGCATCTCGTCAACGTGGAAACAATGTGGTGCGTACATTAGGCAATACCACGGAGGGGGTTACGCTCACATTCATCCGATAGCGAGTACTGATACTGGTTCAATAGAGCTGATCCTGCCCGCTGCTGTCGCAGGGCGCTACCCGGTCGACCCTTCAAATCCGTCTTGGGGCTGGTTTGATCATCGGAGTGCAGTGGCGAATTTTGACACGTCGATTTGAGGAGATAAGAGATGGACAACCCTATCAGCGCCAGCGCAGCCGCCATCATGCAGGAAGAGTACTACCGCAACTTGGCAAAAGCCCGCATTGAGGCGGTTTACCCTTTGTTCAAGCAGATAAACATCTTGCGATCAGGCAGCGCTGCGGAGAAGGACAAGATGGGCAAATATATCGACGCCATTCGAAGCTGGAGCAATGGAGATAACCCTGCCCTGGCAGAGCTGGAAAAAATTCAGCCGTAGTTTTCAAGGAGAAGACAGCGACCGGACAAGTGTTGGAGCACCTGTCCGGCCAGCTGACCCGCAGTCATAGCCTGCAAGTCATCCCAAGGCTGTCTACCGTAGGCCTACGGTGAAACAAGCCTAAACGGGAATTGCATCCGTGGAAAGAACCTTGCAGATGTTACAAATCACAGCTAATCCCATTATTCCATGGATCGGCGGCAAGCGCCGTCTATCCAAGCTCATTCTCCCTCTGTTCCCGGAGCATACCTGCTACGTTGAGCCGTTTTGCGGCGCGGCCGCGCTTTACTTCCTGAAAGAGCCAGCCAAGGTTGAGGTGATCAACGACGTCAACGGCGAACTGGTCAACCTGTACCGTGTAGTGCGCCACCACATGGAAGAGTTCGTTCGGCAATTCAAGTGGTCTTTGAGCTCGCGGCAAATATTCAAATGGCTGCAGATCACGCCGGAAGAAACACTGACCGATATCCAGCGGGCCGCCCGATTCTTCTACCTGCAGAAGATGGCTTTCGGCGGTAAGGTTGATTGCCAGAGCTTTGGCACGGCCACCACCAGTCCGCCCAAGCTCAATCTGCTGCGGCTGGAAGAAGACCTGTCTGCTGCTCATCTTCGCCTCAGTCGTACCTACATCGAAAACCTGGACTGGGCGGATTGCATCAAGAAGTATGATCGTGAGCACACGCTGGTCTACTGCGATCCGCCGTATTGGGGCACAGCAGGCTATGGCGTGGACTTCGGCCTGCACCAGTACCAGCGCATGGCCGAGCTGGCCAGGGCCATCAAGAGCCGCATGGTCATCTCGGTCAACGACATCCCAGAAATGCGCCAGGCCTTTGACGGGCTGACCATCGAACGGGTGGACATCAGCTACGCCGTTGGTGGCGCCGGTCGCAGCAAGGATAAGAAGGGGGAGTTGATCATCCGTAACTGGTGATCGGCAAGAAGTGCTAAGGGGCCTTACGGCCCCTTAGCAGTCAAAAGTGAAATTCTTTTGCGAATGCTGGAAAATGATCTCCACCCGACTTATCGCGCAAAATGGTGCTCAGTTTTCGCGCCGCGCTTCACCATGCGCCGCCGCGCGCGCCAGCCGCCCGCAAGCCCCTCCCGCCCCCCATTTCCCGCAATACGGGAATGAAAAGCAAGAATTTGCGATGAATTACCGCCAGATGGGAAACCCGGCTTTTTAGCGGCGGTCGCAACAGATAAAGTTAGAAAATCCTAATAAGGACCGGATATGACCACCCTCAGCTCTTCCTCCGATCGCCTGTTGCAAACCCTGCAACTGGTGGCGGCCTCGCCCCAGCCGCTGAGCGCCAAGGACATGGCGCGGCGGCTGGCCTTGCCGCCGTCCACGCTCTATCGCCAGCTGACCCACTTGAGCCAGTGGGGCCTGCTGCAGGCGGGCGAGGACGGCGCCTATCACGCCGGCCCGCTGGGCCTGCAACTGGCGATGGGGTTTCAGCAGCACAACACGCTGGCGGCGCAGGCGCGCCCGGAGATGCAGCGGCTGGCGCGGCTGAGCAATGAAACCGTGGCCTTGATGGTGGCCACCCGCCAGCAGGTGATTTGCATCGAAATGATGGAAAGCCAGCAGGCGCTGCGCTGCGCCTTCGCCGCCGGCAAGGGGCAGCCGCTGGCGCGCGGCGCGTCGGCGCTGGCCTTGCTGGCCTTCATGCCGGCCGCGCAAAGCCAGGCCACCCTGGACAGCATGCTGCCGCCGGAGGAGCACGAGGCCATGCGCCAGACCCTGGCCGAGGTGCGCCGCCAAGGCTACGCCACCAGCGACAGCGCCATCGACCCCGGCATCTGGGGCGTCAGCGCCCCCTTGCTGCAAGGCCGGCGCAAACTGCTGGGCGCCCTGACGCTGATGGCGCCCTCCGGCCGCGCCCAACGCAGCGCCCTGCTGGTGGAGCAAACCCGCCAGGCCGCGCGCAAGATCAGCGCTTACCTGGGCTGCGACTGAGCGGCCCGACACCGAAAGAGCAAGCATGACGCTACATACTCCTCCGGCCGCCTGGAGCGGCCGCATCGACGCCGAAGGAGAACTGGCGCGCCGCTGGCATCAGCGCCTGCGTCCGTGGCAGCCCGGCGCCGCCGCCGGCTTCGCCCTGCTGGGCTTCGCCTGCGACGCCGGCGTGCGCCGCAATCAGGGCCGCCAGGGCGCGGCCGGCGCGCCCAGCGCCATCCGCCGGGCGCTGGCCAA